CAGAATCTTGAACTCTTCTTTCGTAATAATAATTAATGGTGTTACCACCATAAGTAGCACCTGGTGTTAAATATAAAGTAACAGATACTCTATCAATAAAACGTTCTACAAAAAAATTAGTAGGTTGACCCTGATCTTGTTTATTTGAGTATCCTTGATAAGCAGATCTATTAATTTTTTCTAGAGGAAACGCTACATTGGTTGCATTAACATAATTAGTTTCTAAAAGATCTCCTGTTCCATAAGTAATAGAATTATTATCATACACAACAGTATCATCTCCGTGACTAGCTGCGACCGTACTGTTCGCGCCGCGCGTGGCCCCAGTCAAACTCTTGCTACCAGAGTTTTGTCCCGTGTAAGTAATTTGTTCTGTTCCAATTAAAATAGTACCGGTAGTGGGAAATCCAACTAAAGAGTTTAAAGGAATAGTAGTTGCTGTATCATTAATAGCTGCGGATAAACTATTAAACACTCCATCTGATGTTCCATCTGCGGGAGAACGGTATAAGTTATAAGTTGCTTGACCTTGAATAAGAGTAATAGAATTATTTCCTACTTCCCAGTAATGAAGACCTCTATTACCCCATTCTTGAAACAGAATATTAAGCGAGCGTCGAGCACCTTTAAGCTGGTAACCAGAAACTCCTTGAATACCTATTCGTTCGTAAGCTTCTTCTATAATATCTGCAATAGAAAAAGTTTTCTCAAACGTGTATGTTCCTGAAGTAGTGTTAGCCATTTAGCTCCTACCCTGCTGTTAAACCAGGTCCTGAATACTTGTCAGTAAATAATGTGTAAGCAGTTACATTTGTTTTAGTTTTACAAAAAATTCCTTTTGGAAAAACAATTCCATCTTCAGGAAAGTTCAATGTTAAAACATCTCCAGTAGGAACATCTACAAATAATAAAGTATCTCCAGAATTTGAAGTTGTAGTTAATTCTAAAACACCTGGTCCAACATTATCTCCTGCAACGCATATTGCTCTTAATCTAATGGGTTGAGCAATTATTGCTGTAGCACCTGCCGCTGCTGCTGATCTTGTTCCTTGTATATCACCTTTACTTGCCATATTTTTTCTCCTTTGCTTGTCGTGACTCCCGAAGGAGTCACTAATTATTTATTAAATGTTAGCCGCTTTATCTTGCAAATTATTTGCTTGAACATACGTAAACGTAACAGTTACTTGACCTGTAGTTGCAGTAGTTCCTGCAGATATAAGAGTTGCTGTAATTTGTGTATCAGCATCAAATCTATCAGCTTGATCTAAGGATCCAGTAGCTAATGCAGTAGTTTCTCCTAAAGCTTTAACGTTAGTATTACCAATAAAGAAAGTAGCCGTTCCAGTTTTTCCAACTGATACAGTTGCTGAAGTACCTGCATCACTTACTACTGCAGTTCTAAGTATAACTGTAAGTAGTTGTGAGTTTTTTGGTATTACACCTACGTTGTAACTAGTTGTTCCAGCTGCGACTGCTGCAGAAATCATTATTGATTGAGACATTACAACTTGACCCGTGTTTTTTACGTTATCACCAAGTATTGTTCCTGTTGTGTTTGAAATCGTTCCCGCTTTTATCGGTCCCGAAAATGTAGTTGTTGCCATAATTATTCTGTGTCAGAGGTTGAATCAATTCCTAAAATTTTAAGAACGATTGTAGTATCACCACCTGGATCTGCAGATAAAACAAGTTCAACTTCGTCTCCAGTTATACCTGCTACTCCTGGTGTAAAACCAGTCATACCTAAGATACCATTACATCCTACGAAACCTTTCCAACCAACTGTATTAGTTGCAATAGCAATTCCGTCAATATATCCGTCAGTATTAGCATCTGTTCCAATATCAACTAAGTTGACGTTGTTTACAGAAGCCGTTGTTACTACAATTCCAATTGCTAATGGAATAAAGTTTGTAGGTATCTGAATAGATGTTTCTTTTCCAGTAGTCGCTCCATTTGCAACTGTAATAGTTGCAGTGAATTCTTTTAGACTCATTGTAGATGTAAGCGCACCTGTAGTTGCACTCTTATCAATTATTTCAAAACCATTTTCCGATCGTACTGGTCCTGTAAATGTAGTATTTGCCATGATTATATTCTCCTAGTTTATTGAAAGCCGTCTCTAGGCTGTCGACTATACGCGTCGGTTCCAATATTGTTAATGTATAGTGGTTATAATATAGCTTACTTTTGAATAGAGTGCAAGATATCCTTATGGGAAAAACGCTTTTCCAGCGATAGTAGCTTGACTATTTAGCCAGCTATAGAATAATCAGAAGCAGTGGATTCTATCTTTACTTGATGTAAGATCTCTTTAGTTTCAGTCGATTTAATTTGACTAATTACTTTTTTGATCTCTTCATCGATCCTAACCATATTTAAGGTATATACACCTTTTTTATTATGGTCTTGCTCCCACTCTAGTTCAAGCGATCTTTTGGTTTGGTAAAGATCCTTGATCTGATTGTGTTCCATGTACAATCTCCTCGTAGGTTAAATGACAGTTCTTTGTAGAACTACCATTAGGAGTGAACTTTATATCTTTTTTTCCTATTTTGTCAAGGATAGCATTTTCTATTCCGTGTGCACTATCTAATGCCTCTATAGTAGTTTCTCCTTTATATCCGTATGCACTAATTTTAACTAAGAATTGTTTTATCATGGTTCGTCCTTTCTATCAAAAAGAAAGGCCCCAGTAAAGGGGCCTTTCAAATAAAATGCTTAAGAATTAAGCACCTGGTGAAGCAAAAATACCTCTGAAGTCAGAAACTCCAAAAGTGTATCTCTCTCTCGCTCTATATTGAACGTTACCAGTTTGGAAATCACCTTCCATTTTAGTATTGATTGGTGATCTAACAAAGTACTTCATTCCGTTTGGCACATCTGTAGTGATGAAGAATGCATTTGGATCTGTTAGGTAATTATTCACAGCATAACCCTGTGGAATCATTCCCATAGATTTGATTGCATTGATATCATTATCAGCTGTTCCAACTCTGTTAGAAGACTTCATAAGTCTATCTGCTGTAAATTGAAGCTCAGAAGGAATAATCATTTTTACTCCTTTAGCCGCAATTTTAAGACCTCTTTCATCTGTCATTGCAGCAATGTCAATTAAAGACTGCTCCAATGAAGTTTCGTTAAGATCCGCTGCAGTTCCTAATGTGTTAGAAACAACACCAGCAATAGTTGGATGTGATTGATTAAACAAAGTTACACCATCACCTGAATTAAATGAACCACCTGGTAGTCCATTAATCAAAGGATTAACAGCTTTAACTTGTTTAGTGTTTGCCATACTTCTAGCCAACGCTTTTGTATATCTAGACGCAAGTCTGTCATACAAGTTATCTTCAATCGCTTCTTCAGTGATTGAAAATGCCAAAGCAATAGTTTCCATAGTGTATCTAGCAGAGTAAGTCTCTTGAGCATTGTCAAAAGTAACTGCTGAACCTTCTGGTTTAACTTGTGCATTAGCGAAACCTGATAACATAACTTCTTCTTCAAACGCTCTGTCTGAAGTTTCAGTTGCATAGATTTCAGTATGTTGGTTTTCGTATTGTTTGTACTCCAAGCCGAACAGGGCGTTCAAACCTGGCTCTAGTTCTTTAACTAGTTGTGATCGTGATATTGCCATAATTATATACCTGCCGTCTGTTTAAGGAGATGCTCATTAATCGTAACAACAACAACAGCGTTAGCGCCGAATGCATTATCTTGATTTTTTGCAAGTCCAATTATTTTAAGTTGAGCTGTACCAGCCGCCATAGTTCCAGAAGCTTCTACTCCTGATACATAGTTCGGTGTTGAGCCAGCTGCATAAACGATATCTGCACAATTACCAATATTGGTTCTTGCTACCGTTCCTGCACTTTGTACTTCGAACCTTTCGTAAGGATCGTCTGCAACAAAGCCTTGAATATCTGTAGCAGTATTAGATGCTGCAAGATGATTCGCCCATGTTGGTTTATTTGTAGCTGCGTCAGTATAAAAGATACCATTAAGCACGCCTATCAAATTTACGTTAGTGGCTGCTGCTACTTCAATATACCCTGTGTTATCCAATATTACTGGATCACCTTGATATATTGCAGCGCTTGATGCCGCTATTTGATATTCGCTTAAGCCCTGGTTATCTGGATTCTGACCAACTTTTCCGATAGCTCTCAGTCCGAAAGCTTGATCTACGTTTGCCATATTTTTTTCTCCTTTGTAATTAGTTCTTATGAACCAATTACGGGTTAAGTTTATTTAATTCGTTGGTCTCGAATTGTTAAAAAATTAACTTTTCTTTGAACCACCGAAGGTTACACGACTCTGTCGATCAACGTTGATCGGCATAGCTGAATGCTGTTCCTTCATGAGATCGTTATTCACTGCATCATCCTGATCTTTACCTTGTTTAGCATAATAATCAGTATATTGTTGCGCGAGCTCTTCCGGTATCCTAGCCAGCAATAGGCCGCCTACTCCGATTACTCCCTTGTATTTGCCGTCTTCAACTGCTGGAAAATCAAAGTCTGGATATTCATCAGAACGAACTAGTTCATAACCAGATCGTAATCGACCGGCTACGTTTTTCGTATCCTGAAAACCCATTGACTCTGCTCTAATCCAACGATGTTTGAATCCTGTTGGCGCAGGGGGTGCATCTAAAGCTGATGGTGGAGACCAAACTGTTGGTCGAGATGTTTTATCTCTAGTTTGACTCGCACGTGAAGTTGTTGTTTTTTTGTCTTGTTCCATATGCCTATACTCCTTCCGTGATTTTAAATTGTTTCGCATACTCTTCTAATGGCACACCTAATTTTCTAGCAATTGCTACCTGTGAGGATGTGAGTGTCACAGTCTTTTTGCGACCGGTTTTTACACTTCGCTTCGCTGAAGCTACTTGTTGTGTCGGCTTGGTCGTTTCCGTATCGACATTAGTATCAAATTTATTAGGAAAAGCAACTCTTATTCTTTTATCTAATTCAAAATAATAATCATCCGAAGATGGGTCATATCCTTCCTCATTTACTAATGTTTCATGTAGATCAAAAGCCGTGTAAGTCATAGGTTTATCAGTCCCAAACCAACGGTTTTTAGATCCCCAATGTTCTGCTTTTGGATCAGGAGCATTATTAGCTACTGGTCTTCTAGGGATATTTACGTTGTCCATTGTAGGAATAGTAGTTCCTTCAGACAATTCTTCCCTAACAGCTTTTTGTTCTAACAATCTAGCTTCTTCATAACCTAAACGAGAAATATCCTTTTGAATATCTACTTCTAAGTTAATGTCTCCATCTTCTCTGGCTCTAGCTAATCTAGCTTTAGCACCTTCTAAGGCAGAAACTAATTTAGATTCTCTATCTTTTAAACTGTTGGTTTCTAAAGAAGAGTATTTTTTAGTTATTTTTTCTCTCTCATCTTTTTGAACCCTTGCATAATTGATAGCTTCATCTTTTTGACGTTCTGCTTCTCTCCATTTTTTAGTGAGTTTCGCAATTCGTCTTTGCACATCTTTTGAATAAACTTCTAATTCGTCTTTCTTTACTTCTGTCTTCTCTTCTGT